ATAAGGCCCTAATTTAGGTGAATCGGTGTGTTGACGTTGATAGTTGGGAATCTCAATCATATTGAGATATTTTTTGACGGTACGACGGCTGAGTCGAAGTTTTTCAGCGATTTTACGCTGAGAAAGCCCCTCTTTATGATAAAGGCGACGTATTTTTAAGATGGTTTCCATGCAAAGCATACCAGGTTATTCCCTGTTTAAATAACAAGGAGTTTATCAAAAGATGCAGTGGATCACTTTTCGATGATCTTACTGCATCAGCCTGGCGCATTTTTGCATGATCATTAACACGTGGAGGGTGTGGATTTTACGTTTATTCGCGATAATAGCGCATACGATCAGATGATGAACGACATCACGACTGATAATAAAGTGACACCAATCAAAGATTATTTGCTCACTATTGTGGCGCGAGAACAAAGAGAAGATTTGTTAGAAATAATTAACGTGCCGGGGCTTGCGGGAACGCTTGCGGGCAAGGTGAATGAGGTGTTAGTGCCGAAAATTAATATTACGGTAAAAAACTAGCATCGCGTGTGGATAGCATCGAGCGCAATGGTTTATCGAAAGCTATTGCGCTACGTATGCACTATCTCCCACACGCCGACAACAGCGAATATAATTTAGCGCGCGCAATATGGTTACATAAACAGTATTTTGAGAATCAGGCAAACGCCGTGGCAAGTGGTATCGCCAAGGTATTTTAAGGGTTAAACAATGGCAGCAATTCAGGGGCTTGAGTACATCATCAGCTTAACCGATCAATTATCCTCACCACTCAAAGGTGTAATGAAAACGATCGATGACTTAGGCAAGCGCGGTGAAGATGCAATGAGACGCATCGGATTAGGTGCTGCGGGCGTTATTGCCGCCGGTGCATCACTTAAGAATGCCCTTGATCCGGCTATTGATTTTTCACGCGCATTAAATGAAGTAAAAGCCACAGGGAGAGAACAAGCGGGATTAGATAAAATCACTGATTTTGCCCTTGATTTTTCCGCCACTTATGGTGGTGCGGCAACGGATGTGGTTAATTCAACCAACGAAATAGCCCGTGCGATTGACGGTTTAACCGACAGCGAATTGATCGCCTTTTCTAAAAGCTCAAATATTCTTGCGAAAGCCACCGGTTCAGATGTAAAAGCCATGGGTTCTTATGTTTCCCAGTTATACGGCATTTTCGGCGACGAGGCGGCAAAAATCGGTAAAGAAAAATGGGTTGAGCAAATTTCCGCACAAGCCACCGTCACCGCAAACAAATTCAAATCATCAGGCGAATCCTTAATGCAGGCTTACACCAATTTAGGATCGTCCGCGAAAGACCACGGGATTAAAACTGCCGAACAATTTGCCATTATTGGTAACTTACAAAACGTATTTGAGGGTGGTTTAGCCGGTACAAAATATGCCGCATTTTTAAACGGTGCAGTAAAAGCACAGAAAAAACTAGGTTTATCTTTCCTTGATTCGAGGGGCAAGATGTTACCGATGATTAATATTTTGGAAAAAATCAAAGGCAAGTACGGAGAGTTAAATTCAGAAAATTTATACGAACTACAAAAAGCCTTTGGAACGAAAGAGGCGGCACAGGTGATTAATAATCTGTTACCTAAGATTGATTCACTCAAAGCCGATATTGCCGAAATAGACAAAATGAAAACCCTTGACGATGCCATGGCTATATCAAAAACCGTGACCGATTCATGGATGCGTTTTCAGGCAATTTTCCAAAATATCAAAATTGCCATCGGAACACAGATTCTTGCCCGCATTGAGCCGTTGATGAATCGCATTGCCGACATGGGGCAAGAATTTACAAATTGGCTACGCACTTACAAAAATATTGCGCGTTGGATTGGCTATGCCGTCGGCGCGTTGATCGGGTTCACAGGTTTAACTGCCGCACTCACATTGATGAGCGGTGTTATTTCCGCAATCGGTATAGCGTTTGCCTTTTTAGCCAGTCCTGTGATGTTGGTTGCGGCGGCAGTGATCGGGTTAGGCATCGTGATTTATAAATTCCGTGCGCAATTTATGGATTTCATCACCGGCTTTGTGGCAGGTTTTAAAATTGCGGGAGTATCTTTTGCGCCGTTATTTTCTGCGTTTTCGATTGTGTGGGGAGCATTACAACGTATCGGCGCAACCATCGGGCGTATTATCGGTTTATTTGGTAGCGCATCAGATTCTGCATATAGTTTCCAGCAATTCGGCATAGATGTAGGTTATGCAGTGGGCGTGGTATTTAATACATTACTTAGTGCAGTTGAATTAGTCGCTCAAGCATTCAGTTTTACCGCCGATTTATTCGCTATTGTCACGAATGTGATTATTGAAGGATGGATGGCCGTCACTACCCTTTGGGACAGTAACAAACCGATTGAAAGCTTTTTAAACATTGCAACAGCATTAGGAAATATTTTTTCAAGAGCATTTAAAAGCATTGTGAATGCGTTTACCGATGTAATTAATGCCATCATCAAAATGGCGAATAATTTGCCGGGCATTAATATACCGCTAATCCCAAAATGGGATGATAGCACATTACCGGAAAAAGGCAGTGCAACCGCCGTGGGCGCATCTATTGGGGCGCAAGCATTGCAAATGCAAAATCAAATTGGCGCATTAAATACAACATCGCCGAAATTTGAATTGAGTGAACGAACCAAACCACAATTCACCAAAATGCCAAGCGGTTCAGTTAGTAAAGCTATTACGCAAAACCAACACACTACGAAAACCATTAATTACGGCGGTGTCACTATTAACAGCAACGATGGCAAGAAAGTGTGGCAAGAAATGCGCAATCGCGAACAATTGGCAGCGGGATGATAAATGGAAAAACTTTACCTTGATTTACTCATTACCGGCGAAGACATCACGTTAGATAGTGGCAATCAGCCATTAATTTGTGATAACCGCATATCTATCGCACAAGACATCAAACACGCCATCTTAGAAAGCGGACTTGCTACGCAATTAATAGCCGAACGATCGCGCATTCTACGCCGCGACATTATTTTGCAAATGGTGCTTTTAGTGGAAGAAGATGTGCGGTTGATCCCCGGCACGGTATCGATTATTGAAGAAAAATTAGGACAATTATTTATCACTGCTGACACTTACGAATTTGGCGCGTTAAATGAACTGGAGTTAAGCCTCAATGAGTGAAAATTTTAAACAAATGTTAGCCGAAAGTGGCTTACCGACGGAAGAAAACCAAATCCGCCAAGAATTTGAACGCTTAACCGCAGAAGAAGGCTTAATCACCAACACGTCGCGGATGAGCCCGTTTTGGCGACTAATCACCGCTATTGCGGTAAAACCGGTTAAATGGCTCACCGATCACTTAATTGCGGAAATTTTACCGAATCTATTTGTAAAAACTGCTAAAGATAGTTGGTTGCAGTTGCAGGCTTGGTCAGTAGGGTTAGATTTTAAACCCGCAACTAAAGCCGAGGGGGTGATTCATTTTACGAAAGAAAGCGAATTGACCGAACTCACTATCAAAGCGGGAACGGTAGTTCAAACCGAACGCATTAATGATGTTATTTTTCGATTAGTCGTTACACAAGATACTGTCATCCCTAAAGGGACATTGCGTGCACCCGTGCCAGTTGTTGCCGAAGAGTCGGGCGCAAATTACAACCTCGCCACCGGATACTACCGCATTTTGCCGGAATCCGTTGCAGGCGTAAGTGCGGTTGAAAATTTAGAAGATTGGCTCACCTCGCCGGGAGCGGATCGGGAAACCAACGACGAATTACGCGAACGTTACCGCACACAGTTTTCTAGCGTGGGGCAACACCACATAGATAGCGTGTACAAGGGCATGATTGCCAAGGTCGCCGCCTTATCTGTGGATAGAATTTATTTTAAACATGATGCGCCACGTGGGCCGGGAACGGCAAACGCCTATTTGTTGTTAGATACAGGCGTAACCAGTCAGCCGTTTATTGATAAAGTCAATCGCCACGTGCGTGACGAAGGCTTTCATGGTCACGGTGACGATTTGCTTTGTTACGCTATGCCGGAAACGCAACATAGATTAACTTGTGCAATTTATTTCCGTCCATCTATTTTTGTGGGAGATGTTCGCCGGCAAGAAATTTTAATCCAAGTAGAAAATATGATCCGTTGTGCGTTTCGCGAAAACAATAATTATAGCGTGACAAAAACCTACCCATTCAGCCGTTTTAGTTGGTCGAAATTGGGTGAGGAAATACACGACAACATCAGCGAAATTGCATCAATCGTATGGGGACAAACCGACATCAAAAGCGAGTTATCTATCCCACGAATCCAACAATTATCGGTGACAGTGCAAAAATGAAAATAAAACTCCCCTTCTGGATGGATAAAGGCGAACTGAACAAAATCGCCGCGCTATTTGGCAAATGGTGGGATTATGTTCTAAGTGCGGTCAAATTTCCCTTCAATATTTTAGATGAAGAACATTGCAGCGAGCGCATTCTAAATTTAATCGCCTATCAACGTGATGTGGAACGATTCGAGGGTGAATCGTTGGAACTCTTCCGCAAGCGCGTGAAATATGCCTTTTTGAATGCCAAAGATGCCGGCAGCAAAGCAGGTTTTATCCGAATCTTTGAGCGATTGGGGATCGGTTATGTGGAAATTGAAGAACGTTTTGACACGGAAAACTGGGATGTCATCAAAATTCGTGTAAGCGATTCCCAGTTAGCCAAGAAAACGGAATTGTTAAATTTAATCATCCGCAAATATGGCCGCACCTGTCGGCGCTACACCTTTGAAGTGATTACCAAAGAAAGCGTGACAATTCACCACGGTGAATTTAATCACGATTATCAAAGCTTTTACGTGAAAGTGAACTGACAATAACAATTAAAAGAGGTTTATTTATGGCAAGTTTAATCACGCCACAATTTGAACGCTACATCGCAGAGCAAACCATTGCAGGCGGCACAGTGCAGTTTGATGAATTTATTTTTGCCAATGTTCCGGGCTTGAATGAAAACAATCTTGCACAACACCTTACCATGCCGACAGCGGCACAAATTGTACACCGCCAAGCGGTATCACAAAGCGGTGTCATCAATGAAAATTCTGTTGTGTATTCTGTGACGATTGGCACGGAAGTGGGCGATTTTGATTTCAATTTTATCGGCTTAATCAACAAATCAAAAAATATGCTTGCTGTTGCCGTACAAACAGAACCGGTGAAGAAAATACGCAACAAAAATACCGTGCAAGGCAATAGCATTACGCGCAACATTCTTTTAGAGTTTACGGGCGCAAAAGCCTTAACCGGCGTAAATGTGAACGCCAAAACGTGGCAAATTGATTTTACTGTGCGTTTGCACGGGCTTGATGAAAAAATCCGTTTAACCAATCGCGATCTTTATGGCCGCGCCGTGTTTTTTGATGAGGGATTTTTAGTCCGGCATAAAACAGGCAATCAATTTACCATTCAACCGGGCATAGCCTATGCAGAAGGGGTGCGCATGGATTTAGGCGCAGTACATAATATCACTGCCAATAACTTGCCATGCTCCATTTATGCCGACGTAGTGCATCACTGCACAGTAACAGGCGCGTATGAAACAGAAATTAAGTATCTCACCACTCCCAGAGATGATTATGTAGATACGGCAAACCGTCAGCACTATGTGCAAATCCTTGCAGATATTGATAGACAAGGCAACGTAACTGATCGTCGCTTGCTTTCGCCGTTTCTGGGAATCAATCCGCTTGAACTAAGTGACACTACCGAAAATACAAAAGAGCAACGCGGACATGCGCATAAATTACCTATTGCGAGTACTGCGAAACGCGGGATTGTGAAATTATTTTCCGGCTTTGATTCCGATTCGGAAGATATGGCATTTACAGCTAAAGGGGCGAAAGGGTTAAAGGCTCTGATTGATGCCTTGCGAAGCTATGTCACAACATCGTTTATCTTAAACAGCAAAAAATCCAACGCGGTTAATAGTGCGTCATCTGATACGGTGGCGACAAGTTTAGCAGCTAAAACGGCTTATGATAAAGCCGTGTCCGCAGATAATAACGCAAATAGACGTGCATTTGGACTTGCGTTATCAAACGAGGATTTAAACAGTGTTACAGCCTCCGGCATTTACGGACAATCTTTAAATTCCAACTCAACATCAGCTCGACATTATCCAATAGAACAAGCCGGGAAGCTGATAGTGACTGGAAGCTCCGGCTTTGGCGCACAGCAGCTTTATATCAGTTATCACGATAATCACATTTATGCGCGAGGGAAAAATCAAAATGGTTGGAGTGACTGGAAACGCATTGACGGCTTAAACGGAGTGTCAAAATCGGGCGATACGATGACCGGAAATCTGGTCATTGATACGGATGATTCGTTGCTTAAAGGTAAAAGAAGCGGGGTGAATAAATATGCTGTCGGGCTACGAAATAGTACAAGTAACGATGTTGTCGTGCTCAATTATACTGATAATACCTCGATCGAATTGCTTGCGAATTCGGTTTACTCAAATAAAACGCTTGTCGCGCCGGGAATGATTCTGGAGGATTCTGATTGGACGGGATTAAATATAAAAAATTTATCGGGTCGCTACGTCAGATTTGAAGGCAATCCTCATTCCGCAACTAACATGCTGACTATTATGTATAGGGAAGCAAACGGAACAAATATTAATACGGTTTCTTTGCGGAAGAAAGGCGGTACGCTGGCATTACTTGAAGATTTTACCTATCAAAAAATTGGTAATTTCGAAGTTAGACGCTATCCAGACGGAACGATGATTCAGACTTATTTCGCTGAATTCAATGATATTTTAGGCGCTAACTCCGGACTGGGCGGTTCTGGGCAAAAACAATTAACTTGGGCTGCGGCTTTTGTTGGTAAACCCATAGTGTTTGGCAACATCACCACATCTCTAGAGGAGAATCATAATGCAGGAGTAAATATACTTACTAAATCAACAAACACTACATTATATTGGTATAACTATGAGAGTGGTAGCGCTAATCAGAGGTTGTGCCGCTTGCAATTTTTGGCAATCGGGAGATGGAGATAATGGCAATTTATTTTAAAGACGGATTTTTTAATGATGATTTTGGCGGGTTTGTGCCGGAAGGCGCGATAGAAATCAGCGAAGAAAAATATATTGAGTTGCTTGAGGGGCAAGAGCAAGGAAAACAAATCATCAGTGATAAACAAGGAACCCCAGTACTGCTTGAGCCACAACCCAGTCCGGCTCACGAATTAAAAGATGGTGAGTGGATTATTTCAAAAACCAAAATAACCGCACTTACCACCCAACGCAAAACAACCCTTTTACAACGCATTGCGGACAAAACCGATCAATTTAAAATGCAATATCTGCAAGGGTATTCTCAAGCCGAGATTGACAGTTTTTACCGTCAAGAACGTGAAGCGAGAAATGAATTGCCGGAAATGATTTTAACTGAAATCTTCAAGGGTCGTGACGACTTAAAAAACATTGAAGAGTTGAAACAAAAAGTCATCGAAAAAGCGGATTTGTTCGCCATTGTGATGGGTAAACTTTTTGCAATTAAGCAAAATTTTGAAACCCATATCGAACAAGCGCAAACGTTAGAAGAACTAGACCAAATTGAACAGGAGATTGAGCAATGGCAAAAACTGTAAAACACAAGTTAAAAAATTGGGGTTATAACGTCATTATCGCGATTGACCAATTATTTAACGCACTCACGGGCGGTGGTGCGGATGAAACATTTTCAAGCCGTTGTTATCGTGGTGCAATGTTAACTGAAAACCCTAAAAAGCGGTGGCGTTTTTGGTATAAATTCGTCAATGGCTTGTTCCGAGATCCGAATCATTGCAAGACCGCCTATGAAAGCGAGGTGAAACGGCGACAATATCCGGCTGATTTTCAGGCGATTGAGGGATAATGCAATGTGGCAAAAACAACAATTAAAACTCGCCCCACAGTCAAGAATAGTATTAGAAAATGCACAAAAGGGGATTATATCCCCTTTTTCGCTATCTGTGACCGGCACAAAGTTAGGCGTGCATAATTGGTCGCACGGGATCAAAGAAAAATCAAACCATTATTTATCGCCCGAAAATGCGGTAAAAGCACTGGCGGCAAAATTAGTGGATTATGCCGATCCGAATCGCCCTAAAGGTGTGCAAGATGTTGTCGCCATCATGGTGACAAATAACAACATTGAACAGTTTATTGCCGATTTAGCAAATGTGCGCGAGCTTTTGCCCGAGCCAACATTTAAACAAGCACTTGACTATGCAAAATCAAGCAAAGACTTACAAACTACAAAAATGGTAAAAACGCCGACTATGGCAAGCCCTTCATTTTCTAATAGTACGGATATTACACCGGGTTCAGCCCGTACTATGCAAAGTATTCTGCGCAATGCAACCGCCACCGCAGTTGCGGCACAAACCAAAGACCCGATGGCAGCTATTGAAGCATTAAAGGCGGCAAAGAAAGAGCGTGATAAACAAAACAATGAGAAAGTGGCAAAAATGCTAACAACATCAACGAATGTGTATGCGTTTTCTGTTTCGGATTATCTTGAAGTCGCAGAAACAAAAATCAAATTGAATGTGCCGACATCGGGCAATGTGTTCACCGCGTGCGTGATGTTTGTCGGTGCAGATTTAACTAATATCAAAGGAATGTTGCAAAATGACTAGAATCCCTTTTGTTGCCCAAGAGCGCACCACATCACGACTAGCACCAATGGGAACAACAAAACGCAACCCAAGCGTACAACTTGCGCTAAACGGCACACCGATTTACTTACACAATATTATGATAAGTGTGTCAGTTAAACGCGAAGAAAAAGACATGAGCGGACAAAAATCAAGCACGAAGAAATCCGATAAAGGTGTAAAAGCCAAGGAATTAAACGTACTGGGTTTTATTCCATACTCACGCAAAGAATGGCTCACACAATTATTTAATCTTGCCGAATCCGAAGACGGCAAGGGTGAGCAAAGCAAATACCGCGTATCTTGCACCGCCGCAGAGGCGGTAAATATGCGCGAAGTTCAATTCAGCGGCGAAGTATCAGCAACCGAACAAAGCGGACAGTTGGGTTGGTCGGTATCCTTTACATTGCGCGAGGTCAATTCCGTTGCCGAGAAAAAAGACCAACGCAAGAAAAAACCAAAAGCAAAGACACAGGGAGAGAAAGCACCAGTTGCGAAAAGTGCGGTCGAAAATCAAGGTAAATCTTCCGAGGTAAAAGAAAAAACATCGGGAACAGAAAAAGATACAAGTTTATCAGGAAGAATTAATCAAGGTGATTGGGGCGGAGCTTGGGAAGCCGCAAAAAAAGGAGATTGGAGCAGACACAATGAAAATAATTAAAACCTTTCTTCTTGATGGCGAGGAATTAGAACTTGCCGACGAGCAAATCATCCTTGAACTAAACAACACCGGACGAGGATTCGTAACGGTTCGCACCGAAAAAGACTGTATCGGCAAAAGTGCGGTCTTTGAGATGGGAGAATATGATCATTATTACAAATGGTTCGATGGTATTGTGGAGCGCGAACAAGGTGCAGAAAACGGCTATAAAAAATTGTTCATTCGTGAAAAAGTATCGGTTTTTGAAAAGACATTGAATTGCTCCCATCGTCATATCACACTGCGCGACTTATGCACGTGGATTACACAGAAAACTAAAATCCCGGTGAAAGTACCACAAGCGGATTATGCTGATACGCCAATTTCGTTATTTACCCATAACGGAAGCGGTTATCAGCTTTTAGCCAATATCGGGCGACAATATCAAATTCCGGATTATATGTGGCAACAATCGCCCGATGGTTCGTTATTTATCGGTTCACACCAAGATTCACGTTGGGTGGGCAAGAATATTGAGTTTGACGAAGGGATGACACTGACAAGCGGCAGTAACGATATGACAATTCCTATTACTGCCGCCATTCGCCCCGGCGCCATCATCAACGGCAATAAAATTCAGAAAGTGGAATTGCACGGAGATGATTATGTGTTGTCATGGGAAAACTTAGACAAAAACGGCAAGCCGGAACAGAAAAGCCCCGAACGCCGTCAAATGGAAAAAACGTTCCCCGAATTGGCGGGTGGTTATCACTTGCCGAAATATGCCAAAGTAGTCGGTATTGCAGATCCTTCAAGTGGTGGTGATATTTCTGATCCGTTCCGCCCGAAATACGCCGTTGAGTTGCAGTTATTGGACGAAAACGGAAATGAAGATAAATCCGTGCCGGTTTATCCCGCTGTGCCGTTGCCGGTAACAAGTACAGGCTCACAAGGTGGTGATTTTGCCTTTCCGGAAGTTGGCACGATGGTTGAAGTCGGTTTTGCTTATGGGCGTAGCGATCAACCTTTTGTGCGAACTATGTTGGCACAAGGCAAAACCGTGCCGAGTGTTGCACCGGGTGAACAACTTAAGCAACAACGGCCCGAAGTGTATGAGCGCACTGACGCAGCAGGCAATAAGATTCGCGAAACGGATCAGAAGATTACCGATAAATCTTATGAACGCCATATCGAAACAGACAGCGAAGTAAAACAAATCGGCACTTCAACAAAAACCGTCGATGCAGACAGTACCCAAACCATCGGCGGAAATAAAACCGTTAGTGTGTTGGGTAGTATCAACGACACCACGGCAAGCAATCGCACCCAAGGAACAGGCGGAACGCTACAAGAAAAGATTATAGGATTGGCACTACGCGTTTCAGATGAAAAAAATAAAATTGTCGCACCGATTAGTTATATGGGATCAGAGGGGCAAAACATTTTTAGATTGTTAGAAGATACAATTCAACTATTGGGAGAAGTAGCAAGTACATTAGCGACACACACTCATGGCGGTTCACCACAGCCAAACCAAGCAAGCACATTTAATCAACAAGCAAACAAGGCACAAGCAATAAAAGACAAACTAACACCGATTATTGAGTAACGCCGACATTTCACATCAAACCAAAGCCGCACAATGTTGCGGCTTTTTGTTATCTCGACGAAATTCATTTCGTCGACATCTATCACGAAAAATCTAACTCATTGTTTATTAAAGAAATTAGCATAGTAAAACATATCAAACCAATCTCACGGAATTTTTCCGCGTAAAACCTTAAGTCACGGAAAATCCACTTCCTCCCCCGCCGAATTTACGTTAAAAATTTGCGTTTTTTCAGTTAAATTTCAGGCAATAAAATTAGATAACTATTTGAAGTAAAAGGGATCATTTCATACAAAGAAGAGTGATCTTAACTGTAAAAATTACAGACTTTTACAGTATTTTTCACTTAAAAGGGATCATTGAAAACAGATAAATATCAATAAGGTATTAATTTATAAAAGATTTTTAGATTTTCCGTGATGATGAACAGACAAAATTCATTTCAGTTTAACCGACTGGCGGTTATCGCCACTGACAGAAACAGAAAGGAAGTTAAAAGAAAATTGACGCGGAATTCTTACCGCCACTTTGTCGCCACTTGGATAATATTGGTGGGTCGTGAAGGATTCGAACCTTCGACCAACGGATTAAAAGTCCGCTGCTCTACCGACTGAGCTAACGACCCAAGTGTAGGGTTTTAAAGGAGTTTTTTATAAAACTAAGGTTTTATTAAATGGTGCCCGAAGCCAGACTTGAACTGGCACGCCTCGAAAGGCGAGGGATTTTAAATCCCTTGTGTCTACCGATTCCACCACTCGGGCAAACTAACTTATAGCGTATTATGGAGGCGTGTCCCGGAGTCGAACCGAGCTACATGGATTTGCAATCCAGTGCATAACCGCTTTGCTAACACGCCAGTAATTGGAGCGGGAAACGAGGCTCGAACTCGCGACCCCGACCTTGGCAAGGTCGTGCTCTACCAACTGAGCTATTCCCGCATTCGCTGTTAGTGGTGCGCATTTTACGGAAATTTTAAACACTGTCAATCATAGATATTAAAAAAAATCTTAACCGTCTAAAAAAACTGCATTTCGTTTAAATTATTTACAATAAATGATGAAAAAATGAAATTTATGGTTATCTCTTAATTTCTTCTTTTATCACTTTAGGCTTTATGCCAAAATGTTTTCATTCTTTTTTTAATAAAAAAAGTGCGGTCACTTTTTAAATTATTTTTGAGGATATTATGACAACACAACAATATGCAATTGATACCCTACTCGCTCAAGCAGGTAATCGTAGCGATGAACGCACCGGTGCGGTTTCTACGCCAATTTTTCTTTCTACTGCATACGGGCATCATGGTATTGGTGAGAGTACGGGATTTGATTATACCCGCACAAAAAATCCAACCCGCTCAGTATTAGAAAACACGATCGCCCAATTAGAACATGGAGATCAGGGCTTTGCATTTTCATCCGGTATGGCGGCAATCCAAGTACTAATGACTCTTTTTACCGCCCCTGACGAATGGGTTGTTTCCAGCGATGTTTACGGTGGAACTTACCGTCTTTTAGATTTTTCCTACAAAAACAACAATAGTGTAAAACCCGTTTATGTTAATACAGCATCTGTCACAGAAATTGAAGCAGCCATTACACCGAATACCAAAGCGATTTTCATCGAGACACCATCCAATCCGCTAATGGAAGAATGCGATGTGGCAGAGATCGCAAAACTCGCCAAAAAACATCAATTAATGTTAATTGTCGATAATACCTTCTTGACGCCTGTTCTTTCCCGTCCACTTGATTTAGGAGCTGATATTGTTATCCATAGCGGTACTAAATATATTGCAGGTCATAATGACGTCCTTGTAGGTCTGATTGTGGCGAAAGGTCAGAAACTTTGTGAGCGTATTGCTTATATTCAAAATGGCGCAGGTGCAGTACTTTCGCCCTTTGATTCTTGGCTGACTATCCGAGGAATGAAAACGCTTTCTTTACGAATGACACGCCATCAAGAAAATGCTCAAGCTATTGCTGAATTTTTAAAATCCCAACCACAGGTTGATTCTGTTCTTTATCCAAACAAAGGAGGAATGCTTTCTTTTCGTTTGAAAGATGAAAATTGGATCAATACTTTCTTGAAATCAATCAAGCTCATCACCTTTGCGGAAAGCCTTGGCGGCACAGAAAGTTTTATCACTTATCCGGCAACTCAAACCCACATGGATATTCCGGAAACAGAACGTGTAGCTCGGGGAATCACTAATACATTGCTACGTTTTTCTGTGGGCATCGAAAATGTGGAAGATATCAAAGCAGATTTACTTCAGGCATTTTCTCATTTGAAATAA